TATAGCAACAAAATTGTAAATATATTGGTTGTTGCAGTCAAAATACCATACATACCTTAAAAATATAAATAAACACTTTTTTAATAAAACATTTTTATTATTTTTACGCTTTTTTTGGGAATTGTTGTTAACCAAAAATTAATGCAATTCGAAAGATCTTCTAAACGCTCCTGCCATTGTTGAGCGCGCTTTTTTTTTACGACAGCTAATCCATTGACATCGTATCCCCAACACGAAGGCCCACGACTTCCTTCGTCAGGATTAATGCGAATCACCACCATGGATCGATGCCCAATATCTTCAGAAAGCAACACAATTCTCTCGTCTTCGTCGCAATTGTTGTATGCGCGATGAGATCTCTCATCCACTTCAATTACCACAACATGGGTTAACAAATCTAAAAAAAGGTCAGGACGTCGCTTCGAACAGCCACCAGGAATCGTCTTATCATTGGCAAACACCATTGTAGGAAATTGCTGCCTGACATAACAAACAACAGCACGTTCCTTCACTTTGTAGTTTCTTCGCACAGTCTTCTCTGGAAAAACAATCAAAAAACACGTCATACAATGTCCCATCAACCCTTTACAAAAAACTTTGTCGCAGCTCGGCACACAGCAAAGCGCAGAACCTCCTTCACATTTCGTAAAATTGCAGAGCTCTCTTCTTACCCCATGCTTGCAAATCCCTTTGCCACCACAGGGTTTACAGCGATATTTTGAAACAGTTGGGTGTTTTAAACAGTATGCAGAGCCTCCACAACTGCACCATTGCTTTTGTTTCTTGTGAATGTTGCAATATGACGCGCCTTCGCATTCCTTACACTTGGATTTGATTTTTGAATGCTTACAGATTGCTGATCCCTTGCAGGCTTTACACTCATACTTAATTCTTTCGTGTTTGCAAAAACTGGTTCCACGACATACATCGCACGAAATGTTTGGGATTTCATGTATACAGTCTAAGCGTTCGCATTGAATACATGTGTTTTTGTGTAATTTATGTTCGCAGATTCCATTACCCTTGCAATTCTTGCACTGGTATTTTTGGTAACCACTACCACAAGGGCATACAGACGCTCCTTTACAGACAACGCAAATCGCTTTTGGTTTTGGCGGATCGCATCCACAAAAATTGTTTGGAGTGCAATTTCGACAAGCTGATTTTAATTTTGGTTTATCATGGTGCAGAAAACAAACAGAGGCTCCACTGCATGGCGGGCCCACGGGGCAATTGTTTGGTCGTCGCCCTGGTTTGTGGGGACAAGATGGTCTTATGTACTTTCTGGACGCCATTTTATTAAAAATTTATACGCAAAACTAGTCAAATAAAAACACAAAATAAAAAAACACTAATATATTTTTTTTATTAATTTTGCAAGTATTGCCAAAAAACTTTTTAGGCCAGCAAGGCAGGGCCACTGTATGCTGCACTAAGCTTGTTTTTGTTAGCAAATGCGATACCTCCCAACCCTTGCCGGTATTTAAAGATCTGCCAATTGCGAGCAAATACAATGATTTCCACGGTCTCTTGGTTAGTAATAAGAGCCGGTTGTAAGGCAAAGACAAACTCGGCGTTGTCAATTCGCGAGAAGTTGCACGACCCGGTAGGCTGCATCTTTTCGGGCTCCGTGGCAAAGGAAAAGCAGTAGATAAAGTTTTCGGGAATAAGGGTATGCCACTGGTAGGGCACCACGAGCCGGAAGTAGCGGCCCTCGCGACGGCTGAAACGATCGTTACCGTTGAGAATGAGCTGGACCTGGTCGATGGGGTCCCGGTTGTATACGCCCGCGTAGTTAAAGTAGTTGTTCTTTTCCCACTGGCATCGGCGACGCGCGGCCCAGATAAGCTCAATGACAGGGTGATTGAAGTTGACGGAGAGATGGACCTGGCCGCTGGCCTGCACGGGCAGCGAGAAGCGCTGGACCGCGTTCATGAGCTGCTCGAAGCTGGAGGCGGCGAAGCGATCACGCTCCGCACGGTCCAGGTAGACATAGAGGCCCTCAAAGTTAATGACAATGTCGGAGTCCTGGATAGTGGTGCCACTTGTGCAGTTGATCACACAGGGGGGCACATCGTAGGGCGCGGCGCCCAGCGGGTTCAGCTGGATGCAGTTGCGAAGGCCGGCCAGCTGCACAATGATCTGCACCGTGTGGAACTGCAGGGAGACGAGGGCCAGGGCATTGCCGGTGTTGTAGGTGAACCAGAAGGGCATGGGCACGTAGAGGGTGCGGGTGAACTTGGAGTCGGCGACCAGCTGGGCCACGGTGTAGCGCTTGCCAATCATCTCGAGGAGGCGCTTGCCCGGCTGGCCCGAGAGCTCCTCCCACATGAAGAGGTAGTCGTTGTACATGGTGTCGATGACCTGGCCGCCGATGACCACACTGACCCGCTCGGCCACAAACTGGCCAATGGCATTGACCCAGTGGCAGTAGGGCAGCTCGAGGCCCGTGCAGATATCGGCCGCGGTAGGCGGCGGGACATTGTTGCTCACGCCGCAGCCAATGTTGCTGGGGTCGCAGGGTCCCAGCTCGACGCCATCCTCGCAGGGGTCGCAGGGGTTGAAATAGGGAAAAGACTGGGCGCCACAGTTTACGCCCTGGGGGTTGTTGCAGGCCGTGATGCCCGGGATGGTGATCTGCAGGTAGGCAAAGTGGAGCAAGTCTCCGGTCCGATTGAGGTTCACCTGGACCTCGGAGCCGAAGCGGGCGCCCACCACGTTCTGACAGATGGGTTCAAAGACAAAGTGGGTGTGCTTGGCGTAGCGAAAGCGCCACAGAGTGATGGTGGGGTTCTGGGAAAGGAATTTGTCCATGGCACCGAGGGCAACCAGCTGAGTAAGAGTAGCTGCACTAGAAGCACCGAAACAAGCCATTTGATTTTTTTATTGGAATTTCAAAAAAAAATTTTTTTTTTTTATTTTTCATCTTTTAGTTTTACATTGTATTCCGCGGTGTTTCCGGGCAGCCGCAAAAGGTAGGCCACGTTGGGGTTCTGTGCCAGTAGTTGGGTCTGGTACTGGGAAACGGGCGCACGACCAGGCTCCGAAACCTCGATGAGATCCGTGACCTTGTCGCCAAAGGACATCAAAACGTGGAAAAACCGGGCAATATAGTTCCTCCAGTGGGCCTTGAAGTGGCTCACATTCCCCAGGTCCGCCTCGTACTCGGCCACGGGACGCATGATCAGGCTTTTGCGAAAGGTGTACCCCGCCGAAACCAGGTCCCGGTCAGTCTGGGTCCGGTTTTCCGGGAAATTGGGCCGTGCCGTCAGGAAAAACACACTCACATTATTGTGGATGGCCCACTGGTAGATCTCGTGGGCCGCTGGGATGCGCTGCTGGGCGTCGTTCTTCTTGTTGATGAGCAGGGTGCCGTCAATGTCAAACACAAGTGCCGGGGGCAGTGGGCTCGTGGACCCGGCAAGTAGCTGCACAACCTTTTTTTGGGCTGCGAGCAGCACCTGTTTGTTGCTACTCTTTAAGTGAATTTCCATTTATTTGTTGAAAAAAAGTTTTATTATTTTATACAGATTGGTCAAGACAATGTTTGTAGCCCGCTGCGGCCACCACCCCGTCGCCCAGCGAGTAGGCACACATGGAGGGCATGCCCGGGTCGCCCCAGCACTGGGAGCTGACGGCTCGCACCGCCGTCGTGACCGGGGGCTGTCGGGCCAGTGCATACTGCGACAGGGCCACGGCCCGGGTATGGTGCGGGCCCAGGGCCCGGGCATTCACGGCGTCCACCAGGGGCGCCAGCGGGTCCAGGGGGTTGGTCATGGGCACCCGGTCCACCTCGTTGCAGTACTTGGAGTCGAAGGTTCCCCAGCACATGACCCCGTCGGGCCAGCGCTGGTCACAGCCATAGAGCGGCTTCGAGACGGGGCCCCAGCACTGGGTGGTCCAGGGCTTACCGGGTTCTGTTTCAAAGGGCGGGATACTCCAGTTGTCTAGCTGTGGCATTTATTTAAGTCTGTCTTTTTGTAAAAATTCCTAATATGGATCGTCCTGGTGGGGCTTGCAGCGGCCACTCTCGGGGTCCGGGAAGGCGCCGCCCATCACGGGGAAGCCCATGCGCGACATATCCAGGGTCCCGGCGGGGGGTCCCTGGGACACCGGCGCAAAGAGCGGCCCAATGCTGGCATTGGCGGGACAGGTCCCCGGGCCAATGTTGCCAAAGAGCGGGCCAAAGATACCGTTCTGCGCTGGCACCATGTTTGTTGACATGGGGCTCAGGTTCGTGGAATTCTGGTTCCCGAAGCCGTGGAACATCTCGTAGGGCGGAATAAATGGGGCCGCGTGGAAGCTGGCCAGGTTGTAGGTGCCGCTCGCGGTCATGGGCACCGTGGATTTGGGGGAGTCCCAGGTGGCTTTGAAAGGAAATCCGAGCATTTATTAAAAATTTTAAAAAAAAAAATTATTTTTTATTACTCACGTCATGAAAATAACTATTTCCTGGTTAAACACAATGGTGCGCCGCTTCCCATAGGGACCCACCAGAGCCTGGCGCTTGCGCTTGCCCCCCACCAAACAGATCTGCTTCTTCTCTTGGTTGATGCGCCGGTAGGTGCTGCGCATGTCCGTCGCAATCCTTTGCCGGTTCAACGCTATAAAGTCATTGATCCCATTGGAGAAGTACCAGCGCACGAAATTCATCTGCGCCACTGTGGAGGTCCGCGACTGGAAGGTCACCGGGAAGCCACTCACCGTGCGATTGAAGGGGTCAAAGAAACGACGACCCCGAGCCTCGCGCAACGCCATATCGTAGAGCTGTCGCACATCGGAGCCCTGGACGGGGCAGGAGTATTTGCGCGAGTACGTGGTCATCAGGTAGTCGCACATGCGCCCGCTCACCTCCTTCTCCTCCATGAAGGGCACCAGCTGCGACACAATTTTCTCTTCCGTAAAATAGAGCGTCAGCGCGTCAAAGGTCTTTCGTGCATGCTTCGAAATATGAATCCCCTCACGCTCCACCAACTCAAAGCTTACGTTGCCATTGTCCATAAAAAAAAATTGCCCCAAAAAACACAATTAGTCCTATTATTAGGAAACACGTAACCCACTGCACTTTTTCTTTAGGTTTCTTTTTTTCTTGGTGTTTGCCCGCGGTTCCTACAGAACCTTGAGTAATTGTATCAGCAACCGGGGTTCCTTCAGAACCCGCGGCCCCATTGCACTGCAACAAGCAGGATCCCGGCGAGTCAAAGAGCGGCTGCTTCGGGTTTGCCGTGTACTGGGTCACCGAAACACAGTGGCTCAGCCCAGCTTCGATGCCTTCGCATTGCCACCCAATCACAAATTTCTTGGGGTAGGCATATTGGAAAGCATTGCAGGCCTCAGCACTCCTGAAGACGGGGCGTCTACTCTGATCCAGTGCCCCGGGGCTTATAGTGAGCCCCAGACTGGGTACTAGCTTG